TTGATCGCCATAAATATCTACCTCCTATAATCCGAGTGCCTGTTCAAATTGCGCCTGCACGGTGTTGTTATCTCCGCCGCCCCCGCCGGTTCCCGCCCCGCTGCCGGGCTTTTGCGAATCCTTCACCGCCCAGGCCTTACCACTCAACCAGTCCGCCGCGCAGTCGGCGATGCTGCCCTTCGTTCCGTCTGCCTTTGCATACTCATAGCCGCCGTCTGCATTAACCGTAATGCGCGGGACAATGAGCTTTGCAAATTCCTGAGGATCGACGGCATTGCTTTTTGTAAGCGCGTCAACTGTCTGCGCCATAATGTCAGCCTGTACGCGTCTGTCATCTGCCTCCTTTCGAGCCTTCTCCGACGTCTCAAGCTTTTTAATGAGTTCGGACACCTGCGACTGCACCTTTTGCAGCTCGGTCTGATCGCCTGCGCCCTTCTTCTCCAGTTCTGCCAGTTTGGTCTCGAGCCGCCCGTGTTTCTCCGTGAGCGCCGCAAGGTCTGTTTCCGCCTTGTTCTTCCCCACACGCGCATCCGCCGCTTCTTTGCGGATTGCCGCGAGTTCATTCTTGACAGCCTCGACCATTGCAGAGCCATTTTCGTCAGCCTCCAGTGCCTTGAATACGTCTTTCAAATCCATTTTCTTGCCTCCTGTGCAATCTGCCTATGGGGCTTCTATCCCCGCCAATATAAAATGCCCTGCCATCAAGCACGGAGGGCATGAAAAAACCGCTTACGGATGCAAGCGGTTTTTATACAACTTCTTCGATTTCTGCGATTTCACTTCGCATAATCTCAATCAATCGTTTTGAGGATTCTTCTCGTATTGTGATACTTTCCTCGTCCGGCTCGTTGTCCAACGCGGACGTATAGTCATCTATACTCCCTTCCAGTATGTCTCCATCCGTGCAGATAATACGAACATATCCCTCGTATTTATATAACTCTTTCATTTTCTCTCACCGCCTTTTGCAGGAACAACATGAATCCCTTTGTTAGAAAAATGAATCATTCCAGAATGCGTTACAGAGACCTCACCGACGAAGTCTATATAATGCCCTGTAATCTCCGGATGATAGATTTTTGCCTTTTTGCTCCAATCTCCGCTTCGTGTGAATTTTAATTCTGCTTTCCTCTCTGCAAGAGCCTCCGCAACGACGCCAATAGAGAACGGATTTTCATAATAGCTTTTCCCCTCTCGATACATCGGATGGTTTTTGATATGCAGCCCTTGGCGAGGAGTAAATTCCTTTGTGCAAAACGGCGATTGAATGTATTCCCAGATGCGCGCCTCGAACTGTTCTGCGCTCTCATTCGGCGCACGTTTTGAGAATGTCTCTATGTCTATTTTACCATCTTTTTCATACGGCTTCAACACATCGGGTATATTCAGACGCCCTTTCAGCTTGATTCCGCTATACCCGCGTGCCTTTGCCGTCCAGCTCAGCCCTGCCGCGACCTGCTTTTCCCCGTGTACACCGAGGAGCGAGCGCCGCTGCGGGAGCGTCAGCGTCTCGATGTATGCGCGTCCGCCCTCCTCGATTCGCTCCACGGGCGTCTCGTTGTCGAGCATCCCGCGGATCACAGGCTTGAGCCGGCACATACAATGCGGATGCGCGGGTAATAAGGGAACTTTATCTTTTGGAAATACGCCCGCGCCCATGCCGTAGAGATTCGCCTTTGCATAGAGGTCGCAGATGTCAAAGCACGGATGCCGCGACGATAGCTTCCATTGATACGCGACGCAATCGGGGTTGTTGTCCCACCGTGCTACAAAGCCGTCAATGTATGCCCTATGCATCTCCGTTCGGGCGATGCGTTCGGCATAGTAGCGTGTGCGCTCCTGTATCGCCGCTGTGATCGCCTTATCAAGGGAGGCTTCATTTTGCAGCTCAATGGCATTGAGGAGCTGCGAATATGCCGCGCGCATCCCGGGCGTTGTGCGTTTTTCAACCGCGCGTCGTATAGGGCGCAGCATGGCGCGCACTTCCTTCATGTCGACGCCCCCGCGCCTGCCTTGCTGCTCTATCTCCCGCAGGAATTTAGGGATGTCCTGCGCGGGGATGATGCCGCCCTCGCCGTATCCCTCGAATATGGCAAGGGCCGCGTTCTTGTAGGTGTCGTTTTTCTTGATCCGCTCCTCTATTGTCTTCGCTACCATCTGCTGCACAGCTAGGACGCCGCCCGTTGTGCGTGCGGACAGCGTGAGCTTGTCGGGCGCCCATGCCTGCGTGAACAGGCGGTCGGTGATGCCGTTTGGCAGCGGCTCTCCGTATCCCGCCTCCACTTCTCTTCGTATTTGGTCGCTAATCTCATCGCGCAGCACGTCCATGACGGGATATTCCTCATAGGCGCGCCTCACCGCCGCACGGACAGGACAGCCCTCGGCGAGGAGTTCCCGGATGCACCGCTCAAACCTTCGCGCCTGCGCTCTTGTCTCCGTCAGATTCATCGCCATACTCCTCCACCCGTGTTACGGTATCTGCCGCCGCCTCCAACTCGCTGATCACCGCATCGTAGACATCCGGCTCGATATTCGGCAGGTACGCCGCGAGCACCTTGCGTGCGACCTCGACGCGGAAGGACTTGCTGTCAAAGCCGAGGTCAATCGCCTGCTGTGCCTCCTGCAGGTCTGCCGCGACGTCGGCAATCTTGAAGTCACGCGGATATTCACAGGTGTAATTGATCTGCTCGCCCGTCCATGCCTCATAGAGGGCGACAATCGCTTTCTCCGCCTCTTCACATTGAATCGCAAAGTCGACGAGCCGCTGATTCGTCCGCTCAAAATCCCACTGACGCGCAACGCCCGACTTTGCCGTCTGCACGCCGATGACTGAATCAAGCCCGCTCATGCGGTACATCTCGCGTATGAGCCGGTCGATTTGGTCGGTGAGGACGTTCGCGGGCGCAGCGTCCGGCGCGATGAATGCCGGCGTGTGCGTACTCTCGGGCGGATAGGTCAGCACGTTGTTTGTGCCGATGGTAATATCCTCCTCCCCACCGCTGGGAAGTGTGAGGATGTTGAACGTCTGGTTTTGAAGTATCTGCGTATGCCACGAGCAGAGCTGATAGACGTGATAATTCGTCTGTGCGACGGATAGAAACTCGGGCGAGGGGAGCATTTCCATCGGGTCTGTACTGCGCCCGAACCACTGAACGACGGGCACGCGCCCGATGTTGTTGTCCCCTTGCGCGATGGTCTGTTGATTCTCGTCCTGTACCTGCCATTCATTTTGCGTCCACAGGTAAAACCGCACGCGGGTTTTATCCTCCGCGTCCTTCACGGTGTCTTTGTAGGCGAACTCTATGAGCCTCCCGCGCTCGTCGAACTTCCAATGCGTGACATTCTGCGGCAGGACGGCGGTCAGATACGGCAGGGCACGCATATCGAGGTTATCTTGCACTGTCTCGCCGATGCTCGCCTCGTTGTTGACGACGATATACACGACGCCGTAGAGCTTGGCCGCGACCGCCATGCGACGAATATAGTTCTGCAAATCCGCGCCCGTACGGTCGGCATCGTCCAGAAACACCTTGAATTTCGCCGTGTCGTTGTATTCGCGCGCGATCTCGTTGCGAAAGATCGGATCGACGGACGCGTTGACGATGGGTCCTGTGTAATTGAGATAATAGGCAAGACGCCGCCGCTTGGCATAGTTCCCGTCGCTCTCGCGTTCGTGTCTCACCAGTGCCCCGCCGCCCTCAAATTGTCCGCTGCCGAAATAGGCGTCGCGCAGGAGCGTATAGATTGCATCCTTCTCACTGTTCAAATCCTTCCCTCCTTAGTAGATGTTCGCCCGTTTCGGCGTGATCCGTGCGCGCAGCATATCGCGCTCCAGTCCGTAGCGCACGGCGTCAATCGCATGGTTATCCTTATCCGGATATGCCGAGATGAACTCCCCTTCGCGGTTGCGTTCGTACTCATATCCGACGAACTCGCGGTAGGTGTTCGGCGCCCGCCGCTTGTCGATGTAGATTTTCGAGAGCCGCTGTAAATACTGCATACCGTAATCTACGCTGTCGGGGCCTTTCTTCGCCGCAAGCACGTTCAGCCCGTAGTCGCGCATCTCCGCAATCGACTTCGGCTCTGCGCTGTCCGCACCGATGACGCGTCCGCCGGCACGCGGGGCGATGATGCCCGCCGCCCGCTTGTTGCTGATTTTCTGCCCGTATACCTCGCCGAATATGTAGAGCTCCCCGCGCTTTGTGTCAAGGTGCATATCTACATAGGCGAGCGGATCGACGGCAAAGCCGAAATCAAGCCCATGCCGCAGACGGTCAAACGCCGCGATCTGCGCATCGGTCATGCCCATGTCAACGACGTTGTCAAAGACGCCGCCGCCCGTCCCCGTGACTTCGCCCTCGTATTCGTGGCGATAAAGAAGTTCATTGCGCCGCCGCAGCTCCTCGGCATCCGCGATGAACGCAACGCCGAGCGCCGCCCCACC